AGATCAAGATCCAGATCTTACTAGATGGGCTAAACAAGGTGTTTTCCTTCTTAACAGGACATTAACTGTTGAGAGGGGAAAACCCTTATCCCACAAAGGGTATGGATGGGAACTATTTACTGCTAAGACTATTGATTTACTTAATAGGTCTGATAACAAAATATGTTATCTGCTTATGGGTAAAGAAGCTCAAACAGCTAAAGATTATATAAATAAAGACAAGCACATTGTATTCTGTGTTGAACATCCTGCAGCTTCAGCCTATGCAGGTAGAGATTGGAATCATGACTCTGTTTTTAAGTCTATTAATCTTCATCATAGTATAGAGTGGTAGATTGCCGTATATTTGTAAAAATATAAACTATGAGTAAAAAAAGTTATAATGCAAGAATTAATCTTGTGTATGAGTTTTTAAAAGCAAAGCCTGGTTATTACAAGAAATCATCTGAAGTTATTAGTGAACTTACTGGTGAAAGTAATTCAGAGGTAATCAGGTTAGCTAAAGAACTTTTTAGGAATGTTGATAAAGTTAGTCAGGATTTGGTAGAACCTTACTTAGATGGTAACCCAGATAATGTACTTGTAATTGGAGATCCTCATGAACCTTTTACCAAAGAAGGTTATCTAGAGTTTTGCAGATCAATTCAGGAAGAATATGATTGTGGTACTGTAGTTCACATTGGTGATGCAGTTGATAATCATGCTGTTAGCTATCATGAGAAGGATCCTGAAGGTATGTCTGCAGGTGATGAATTTAGTCTTGCAATAGAAAGAATGAAAAGATGGTATTACACATTTCCTAATGTTAAAGTATGCATTGGGAATCATGATGCACTACCATTTAGAAAAGCTTTCTCTGCAGGTTTACCTAAAACTTGGTTAAAAACATATCAGGAATTACTACAAAGTCCTCCAACATGGGAATGGGATTTTGTACATCAGGTAAATGGTGTTATTTACCAACATGGTACTGGATTATCTGGTGAAATGGCAGCTATTAATGCTGCTAGAGAGAACAGACAGTCTACAGTAATAGGTCACCTACATACAGTTATGAATACTAGATTCTTGGCAAGTTACAAGGATTTGATATTTGGAGTAACTGTAGGTTGTGGTATAGATCATGAGAAGTATGCTTTTGCATATGGTAAACAGAACACTAGAAAGCCAGTTGTAGCTTGTGCTGTAATATTGGATGGTAAACTTCCAATAAACATTCCTATGCCAATTTAATATAAATACCCCTGTTGAAACATACAGGGGTTTTTTATATCTTTGGCACCCTTTAAAAAAATAAATTATGGATATTGGATTAGAAACCTTGTCACAAATTGTGACCTTTAATAAGTATGCAAAATACTTACCTCAACTAAATAGAAGAGAAACTTATGATGAAATTATAATGAGATATGTTCAGATGATGGTAGATAAATACCCTTATATGGCAGACAAGATTGTTAATCAGGCTCAGTATATTTTTGACAAGAAAGTTTTACCTTCTATGAGGGCATTACAGTTTGCAGGTCCTGCCATTCAGAAGAATGAAGCAAGGATTTATAACTGTTGTTATTTACCTATTGATGATTACAGAGCTTTTGGTGAAGTAATGTTCTTATTATTAGGTGGTACAGGTGTAGGATACTCTGTACAATTTAAACATATTGAGAAACTACCTGAGATTAGAAAGCCATCTAAAGAACAAAAGTTTTTAGTAGGTGATTCTATTGAAGGGTGGGCAGATGCTGTTAAGCATTTAATTGGAAGTTATTTAGGTTATAGAAACACTAAACCTAGATTTGATTTTAGTGATATTAGACAAAAGGGTACAAGGTTAATTACTGCAGGTGGTAAAGCACCTGGTCCTGATCCACTTAAAACTTGTCTATTTGAACTAGAGCAAATACTTGATAAAAAGTCTGATGGTGAGAAGCTATCAACTATTGAAGTACATGATATAGTTTGTCATATTGCTGATGCAGTTCTTGCAGGTGGTATCCGTAGAGCAGCTTTAATTAGCTTGTTCTCAGCAGATGATGAGTCAATGTTAACTTGTAAGTTTGGTAGTTGGTGGGAATCTAACCCTCAACGTGGTAGAGCTAACAATTCTGCAGTATTAGTAAGACATAGAATTACTAAAGAATTCTTCTTAAATCTGTGGAAAAAGATTGAACTATCAGGTAGTGGTGAACCAGGATTTTACTTTACTAATGATGCAGACTGGGGTACTAACCCATGCTGTGAGATTGCATTAAGACCATACCAGTTCTGTAACTTGTGTGAGGTTAATGTAAGTAATGTAGAGTCACAAGAAGACTTAAATAATAGAGTATCTGCTGCAGCATTCTTTGGAACTTTGCAAGCAGGGTTTACTGACTTTCATTATTTAAGACCTATTTGGAAGAAAACTACTGAGAAAGATGCTCTTATTGGTGTAGGTATGACAGGTATTGCTAGTATGGAAGTATTTGATTATGACCTAACAGAAGCTGCTGAGGTAGTTAAACTTGTTAATATTGAAACTGCACAAAGTATTGGTATTAATCCTGCTGCAAGAACTACTTGTGTTAAACCATCAGGTACTACATCTTGTGTATTAGGTACTGCAAGTGGTATTCATGCTTGGCATAATGACTTCTATATCAGAAGAATGCAGATGTCAAAGTCAGAAGATCTTTACAAGTATCTAGCAGCTAATCATCCTAGTTTAGTTAAAGACCATTTGTTGATTCCTAATAGTGCAGTAGTAGAAATTCCTATTAAAGCACCTGAAGGTTCTGTATTAAGAACAGAGTCTGCATTAGATACTTTAGAAAGAGTTAAACTTGTATCTGATAAGTGGATTAAACCTGGACATATCAGTGGAAACAATACACATAATGTATCTGCTACTATTTCTATTGATAAGAATAGAAAATATCCTTATCATGTAGAAATGGGTGAAGTTTGGGAATGTGATGAATGGCAAGAAGTTGGAGAATGGATGTGGAATAACCAGAATTATTATAATGGTTTATCTGTTCTACCATTTGATGGAGGCTCTTATTCTCAAGCTCCTTTTCAGGATATAACTGAGAATGAATACAATGAACTTGTAGGTCAACTAACATCTATTGATTTAACTCAAGTTATTGAAGAAGATGATTTAACTTCTCTAACAGATCAAGCTGCCTGTGCAGGTGGAGCCTGTGAAGTAACAACTTTATAATATGAATAATACAGTAGAATTATTAGGATAGTAGAGATTATTTTTGTATATTTGTTATATGAAAAAAACTGGAATATACAAAATAACAAGCCCATCAGGAAAAATTTACATAGGTGCTTCTAAAGATATTTTAAAAAGATGGAATTCTGATTATAAATATGCATGTAATGTAAAATCACAAACTAAACTTTATAGATCTTTTCAAAAGTATGGAATATCAAACCATACTTTTGAAATAGTTGAAATTTGTAATGTAAATTTTCTTTTTGATAAAGAAATCTATTGGATAAATTTTTATAATTCTTATGTTTTTGGGTTAAATTCTACAAAAGGAGGAGAAAATCCTCCAATTCAAAATAAACCTAAAAGTCTAGAACATAAATTAAAAATAAGTTTAGCAAATAAAGGAAAAAAACATACAGAAGAAACTAAACAAAAGATTAGGAAAAAAAGAGCTTTGCAAGTTTTTACACCAGAGCAAATAAAAAAAGCAAGTGATTCTAGAAAAGGAAAACCAAGTAAATTAATTGGTAGAAAAAGACCAAACATTTCTAATAAATTGAAAGGTAGAAAAACTGCAATTTCTATTAAATGTGAACTTTATGATAAAATTAATAATATTACAATAACTGCTGAATCTATACAAGATTTAAGTAAAAAATCAGGAATAAGTGTTACATCTATTTTAAAAATTAGAAAAGGAGAAATTGTAAAAAAATATAATAATTATGAATATAGACAATACAAATAGCGTTAGCCTTTTAGGTTATTATGGTTCTGATGAGGTAATAGCTTGTTCTGCATGGACAAGCACCTCAAGGGAACTATCAGAAGATAAGATTAAAAGAGTACCTGCTCTAATAGATATGTTGTGGAGCAATGGTCATGAAACACCATTTGAGAA